AAGCCGATGGCCGGATACTTATCCAGCACTTCCTGAAGCAAAAGGCGCGTCCAATCCAAACCACGCGGCAATAATGGCAGCGTATTCAGCCACGTTGTGTTGATATCTCTTGGTATCACATACGCCACATTCGCCTTGCGGAAAAGGTCATCCAGGCGGTCGTGCATCTGCATACACCACGCGTCGTCGATTCCCAATGATTCACTCAACAGATACCGCTCGGAATCATACATAAGGAACGTATTTGAAGAACCAATCTGCAAAAGGGTTCTCAGTCCAGCATAGGTAAGCATGGTCTTCTGAAGGAAGTCCTTAGCATCTGAGGCATGCAGCATGCCGCCATTGCTTCTGGCAAGATGTATCATCAGGCCACGCAGCGTCATTGGATAGTCTGGTTCTTTTTCGAAGATGTGGGGCGTGGAGAATTTGTATGCTTCTCCAGCCACAGCCTTCTTCTCAAAAAAGAATCGGGCGATGGCATACACCGAATCAATATTCTCACAGTCGTTGTCATTCAGAAACATGGAAAGCTCCTGAGAGGCAGCACCAAAGAGGAGCTGGTTGTTGCTATAGCCTCCGAATTGTGCAAAATGTGTCCGGAGTATCTGGCCCATGGCTTCTTCCGCTTCATCCAGGTCAACGAAACTGTCAACGTGGACATACCGGTTATTCGGCATGGCTATCACGTTCATGCTGGCCTCCAATGCAGCGGCGGTGGATGATACTGCTGCATCCGGCTGGACTGCCTTGATAATTTCTTTTGCAGTTGCTCCAAGGAGACCTGCAGACTGAAGAAATGCCTCAGACTTCTCTATGGGGACGCCACTACCCGATGTGGAGGAGGTTTCGTTTTTCTTCTCGTCTTTTCTCTCGTTTTTCCTCTTCACAGAAGATGACTTGGCATCTTCTGTCTTTGCCCCGGTCGATGAGTACTTAGGCGCACCGTACAGGACTATCTGCTCCTTTGTATATCCACATCGCAAACAAAGGGCCTGTATCATCTCCATGAGCCTTGGAATGCTATAATTCACGCACACCCAGTTTCCATTTGAGAGCTGTGCGCAATGAAGCCCATCAAGCCGTTCCTCCAACAGGTAGGGACGGTCTTTTTTTGCGGCAATCAGGGATTCTTTATGTAGCCAATCCATAGCTGGGTTGTTTTGGGCAAGCTCCCGCTCCGTAATGCCGACAAGAATCCGAGCCCAGTTTTTCGCTTCGATGGGCTCTCCGCCGATGGAACAATGGACTGGTACTGTATAGGCAAAATTCTGAGAGTTCTCAAAGTCGTACTTTATCCAACCGGATTGAATGTCATCTGTTGCAGGCGCATCCTCTGGCTCCTCTTGATGCGCTGCCTTCTCACGAAGGTAAACGATATAAGCAGCAAGAAGCTGTACAGCTGTATTACGAAGGCGCTTGTTTGCAAATGTCTTCTTCGTGCGACGCAGCGCAAATTCCGCATCGTCGGTAGACGTGATACTCGTTAAAGTTTGCGGCAGTGCTTTCGATTTAATAAGAAGGACATTTATCTGCGCATAGGATTTCTGAATATCACGGAGCACAGAAGGCGCAACGGTATTCGGAAGCCACTGGAAAAAATCTTGTTCAGCCGTATTGCTTTTCTCTGCCATGGCCTTTTTCCTCCGCTTTTCCGTTACTTTCTTTTCGCTGTTTTTCGATACTGCGCTCTTCTCCGTGTTAAGAATCTCTTCGTACCGATTTCTGTTATTTTTGTAGAGTGAAACCGCTTCTGCAAACATAGCTGTACCAGGAACCGACTTTGACTCCTTGCCCTCATAGAGGCCAGCCAAGCTGCGAATGCGATTGACCAGTCCGCCTGCGCTACGATAGCTGTCGCTAATTGTTAAACCGTTATTTTTTGCCAGAGTGCGAAGGCGCACTGATGCTATCTCAGCAGCTTTGGTAACAGACTCGCCGTTTTCAATCATGCTGTTGAGATATACATCTAATAAAATAACTGCCTCCTGCAAATCAAACGGTCGCTTAATCACAGGAGCCCCGGCATTTGTACGCGCCCCCATAGCTTTCTCTCCTCGCAACAATTAGTTTAGACACTGTCTCAATTATCAGATGCGTGTTTTTCCGCTGGTTGTTCTGAGAAAAAGCCATAAACTGGTCTGGTTGCATTCTCTGGTATCATATAGGTTGTTCCGTGCGTTACCACTCCTGGAATTCGATTCATCTTGCAGTGATTTTGCACTTGCCTTTGTGTGATGCCCCATTTTTCAGCAGCTTCTTTTGTAGTCATATAGCCATTCATAGAATCAACCTCCTGTAGCATCAGAGCGCACAATAAGCTATAATATTCTACCACATGCCTGACGAAATGTCAATGCGCGATGACGAAATCAAGGCTTCGCGTTGGCGAAATTTACAATAGTATCGTCTTCTTTCCGCGCTTGAAGCTTTCCCCGGAAAGCGCGGAACTCAAGATGTCGAGTATACCTGCCGCTTCCGGCCTTCCTGATTAATCCCTTCGGCAAATGTTTTTCATAAACTTTTTTCGTGTTTTTAAAAAACACGATGTTTTGCTCTTGACATTCCTGAGCTTTCGAGTATAATAAAAACATCAGATGTTTTTGGAAAACAAGGAGGCAGTTTTATGGCAACACTGGGTTGTATAAAGGCCAAGATGGGTAGGACAACCTACTACATCTGCAAGATGGCCGCTGGGGAACTCATCGATAGGGTGGGCATCGCCAAGGAGCTCCCCGAATGGCCGGACATGACGGCAGAAGAGAAAATGCAGCGTGAATGCGACATCAAACGCATCGTAGAGGAAATTGTGCCGTATGTCATCGAAGACCCCGACCGGTTCTTCTCAAGTCTCATCGTGGATATCTACTCCGGCTTTGAAGATATCAGCTTCGAGCCCCTCTCCAAAGTTGTTGGCGATATTCCGAATGCTTATGCTGTGCCAATGGCAGACATGGGCTTCATCACTCTCCCCGGCAAAGAGCGGCTCATAGCACTGGATGGTCAGCACCGCCTTCTGAGCTTGAAAATCGCAATCAGAGGTATCATGGGCGTTCCGGGCGGCACAAAAACTTTCGCTGCGATGAACAAGCTCCAGCCCCACCCTGAGCTTGCAAACGAGGAGCTCTGCATCATCCTCGTAGAGCATACCGACACAGCCAAAATCCGGAAAATCTTCAACAAGATTAATAAGTACGCCAAGCAGACCAGCCGCAGTGACAACATCATCACGAGCGACGATGATACCTTCGCTGTCATCGCCCGTCGTCTGTTCAAGGAGGGTGGCCCGCTGGCCCCGATAAACGGCATTGACCTTGTCAACTGGAAGAGCAACACCCTATCTCAGCGCAGCAAAAACCTGACGACACTGAGTGCGCTGTATACCATCGCCGAGACAATCCTGAAGGACAAGCGGTTCTCTTCCAAGATTCTGCCTGACACAGTGGCTCTGGATGAAGCTTATCAGACAATCGCATCTTTCTGGAGCACGACCCTCGATGGTGTACAAGCGTACCAGCAGTACCTTGAACTGACCCGGAATAACAAGCCGGTATCCAGCCTGCGCGAGGAGAACCTTCTGCTCAAGCCGGTTACCCAGATGGCTCTTGCACACGTCGCTCTCATGGCACAGCGCAAGGAAATCAGCTGGGAGTCCATCGTAGGGAAGCTCAACCAAATCGACTGGTCTTTCAACAACGATTTGTGGTTCAACATTCTCGTAATCGGTAGCGCCAACAAGAAGATGATTACCGGAAAGGAATCTATCCGCAGTGCCGGTATGGTTATTGCTTACATGGTCATGGGCAACCAGATGACCCGGAATGAGGTGGACGATGTCCGTCAGATTATCCGCAATGCACGGAATGACGACACAGCCAATCTTCCGAGCATGATTCCATGATAGTAGGAGGTGCCGATGACAAATACGATGACAGCTCCGAAGTCCGTCGAGTACAAGTGTCCATATGAAGGGGCCCGATGTAAGCTGAAAAAACACTGCCACGTCCTTGAGACCCCAGACAAGTTGCCCTGCAAAATCACCGCACTCGTCAAATGTCCCATCCACAACAATCAGAAGATTCCTGTTGAAATAGGCACATAACCGAACTTAATAGGAGTTGCTCACAGGAAAGCCGCTTAGACGCGCTATGCTGTAGGACTCAATCCACCCCGATTGATTTCCTACGGTGAAGTGTATCTAAGCGGCTTTTTTCATTGAAAGGAGGTGAGACCCGGCACCAACTACAGAGACATTCGCAACAGCGAAGGCCGCCTGCTGTGCAAAGCGAATGACCGAAGCGGTATGGTTGAAACTCAAGGCCCACACAAGTCGAGCTACGAGTTCAACATTCCAATTGGCGGTTCGTTCACCGTCACCCGTGAAAACATCATCTCGCGGGTGACCCGCACCAAGACCACATTTGTTGTGGAAGACATCATCGCTGCCTAAACAGCAACAACTGAAAATCGAATCCGCAGAGCTGCATCGACGGCCATGGATTTAGTTCTTCCCTCACGGGAGGACTATATCCACGGCCGTCTTTTCTGTTCTACGGACGAAATCGGCTCCTGCGGATTCCACATCCAAAGGAGTCGATTTATGAAAAACAACACGAAAGAATACCAGCCCTTCATCTACGACCGCAGCACCAAGACCAAGATTCCCGTTTCCAAGGAAGTCCGCGACGCCTACTACGGCGAGGCAGCCCGCATCCGCATGAAGGCGCAGGCCCACGGGCAGTGCGTCTGCCCTCAGAGTAAAGTCTGGGTCTGTGACGGAGACTGCCTCGTCTGCGAGTACCGTCGCTCCGGCGACATGGCTTCTCTGGATATTCCCGTCGGTGAGGACGGCGAGGACACCATGCTGGACATGATTCAGGACGAGACCCCGTCCATCGAGGGCGTCGTGGCTGACCGCGACCTGCTCGACCGCCTCTTCGCCCGTCTGCGTGAGCTTGACCCGGACGCGGACGCCATCATCGCTATGTGGCAGGCAGACTGGAATGTCTCCGACCGCGCCATTGCCGAGGCCCTTTGTCGGCCCCAGCGCACCTTCGCAGACCAGATGAAGAAGTACCGCACCGAGCTTCGGCGCATCCGGGGCTTTTAATCCCCAGCGCACCCGGCCCTCTGTCCATCGGTTCTCCGGTGGCCGGAGGGCCTTTTTTATTTTTTGAAAAATCCTCCGCTCAAAGCGGCACCCCACCTTCAGTGGGAGGTGGAAGGCAACAAACGACACCAGCCTTCAGGGAGGTGAAGAACCGTGTACGACAACAACTACAGAAACAGCAGCATTGCCGCCGAGGAGATTCAGGTGCTCAAGGCTATCTCCCGCGTCTCCGCTCGACTGGCGCATAAGCTCGCTGCCCTCGACAACCAGAGGCAAATCAAGGAAGGAGGCAATCACGATGTCAAAGCTGGCGGATATGGCTATGGTCATCCAAGAACTGCGCGATGCTGCTGCCGCTATTGATGATGCGGCCAACTGGCTGAGTCAGCAGTTCAGCAGCGCAGTGCCCACGGAGCCGGAACCTAAACCCGCGCCCACGCTGGAACAGGTACGGGCGGTGCTGGCGGAGAAATCCCGTGCCGGTCACACGGCGGCTATCCGGGAGCTCCTCCAGAAGTACGGAGCCGCAAAGCTCTCGCTGGTAGACCCGCAGTACTATGAGGCCCTGCTCAGGGATGCGGAGGGACTTGCCGATGCCACCTAAAGGACATGCGCTCCTCTCGGCATCCTCCTCTGACCGCTGGCTCCACTGCCCGCCCTCCGCGAGGCTGTGCGAGACCTATGAGGACAAGGGCTCCGACTATGCTGCCGAGGGCACCGACGCCCACACGCTGTGTGAGTACAAGCTCCGGAAGGCGCTGGGCATGGAGACTACCGACCCGACCGAGAACCTCACCTGGTTCAATCAGGAGATGGACGACTGTGCCACCGGCTATGCCGCCTACATCCTTGAGCTGGTGGAGGCCGCCAAGGAGAACTGCCCCGACCCGGTGGTGCTCATCGAACAGCGCGTGGACTTCTCCCGCTGGGTCGAGGAAGGCTTTGGAACCTCAGACGCAATTCTCATCGCGGACGGCACCATGCACGTGATTGACTACAAGCATGGGCTGGGTGTGCTCGTCTCCGCTGAGGACAATCCCCAGATGAAGTGCTACGCGCTCGGTGCGCTGGAGCTGTTTGACGGCATCTATGACATCGACACCGTGAGCATGACCATCTACCAGCCCAGACGCCAGAACATCAGCACGTTCGAGGTCAGCAAGGACGACCTGTACCGCTGGGCGGATGAAGTCCTGAAGCCTACGGCAGAGCTGGCCTTTGCCGGAGACGGCAACTTCCTCTGTGGCGAATGGTGCGGCTTCTGCAAGGCCAAGAACGAATGCCGTGCTCGCGCCGATGCCAATCTGGAGCTGGCCCGCTACGATTTCAAGCTGCCTCCGCTCCTCACCGATGAGGACATCGAGGACATCCTGTCCCGCGTGGACGCGCTGGTATCGTGGGCCTCCGACATCAAGGAGTATGCGCTCCAGCAGGCAATCAGCGGAAAGGAGTGGAACGGCTGGAAGCTGGTCGAAGGCCGCTCCAACCGCAGGTACACCAATGAAGCTGCCGTCATCCAGACGGTCAGCAACGCGGGCTTCGACCCGTATGAGCGGAAGCTGCTGGGCATCACCGCGATGCAGAAGCTGCTCGGTAAATCCCGCTTCGACGAACTTCTGACGGCTTACATCGAAAAGCCGCAGGGCAAACCCACTCTCGTACCGGAAAGCGACAAGCGTCCGGCTATGAACACAGCAAAAAATGATTTTATGGAGGAAAATATCGATGAATAAGAACACCAAGTTTACCAATCCCATGAAGGTCATTACCGGCCCCAACACCCGCTGGTCTTACGCCAACGTCTGGGAGCCCAAGAGCATCAACGGAGGCACCCCGAAGTTCTCGGTCAGCCTCATCATCCCGAAGTCCGACACCAAGACCGTCGCCAAGATTCAGGCAGCCATCGAAGCGGCCTACCGTGAGGGCGAGGCCAAGCTCAAGGGCAACGGCAAGACCGTCCCTGCGCTGACCGCCATCAAGACTCCGCTGCGCGACGGCGACACCGAGCGCCCGGATGACCCTGCCTATGCCGGTGCCTACTTCGTCAACGCCAACGCCACCAGCGCCCCCGGCATCGTGGACGCTGACCGCAATCCCATCCTGACCCGTTCCGAGGTCTACTCCGGCGTGTACGGTCGCGCCAGCATCACGTTCTATGCCTTCAACAGCTCCGGCAATCGCGGCATCGCCTGCGGGCTCAACAACCTGCAGAAGATTCGTGATGGTGAGCCTCTTGGCGGCAAGGCCAGCGCCGAGTCCGATTTCGATACGGACGACGACGAAGATTTCCTGGACTGAGGAGGTGGCCACTATGGAATACACCATGCAAGTCCTGTGCTGCATCCTCTTCAGTGTGTTCATCATCCTGAATCTCGGATTCTTCGTCCGCCTGGTGCTGGACACCATCAACGACCGTAAGGACGCCAAGCGCAAAGAGGCGCAGGAGCAGCGCGACATCGAGTACCACAACAAACGGATGAACGACTTCCGCTGATTTCCCGGCGTGGGTGGTGGGAGCAATCCTGCCACCCATTTTCCGCTGCTCTGAAAGGACGTGCCTATGAAAACACTGAGTATCGACATCGAGACCTATAGCGACATCCCTCTCCAGAAGACCGGAGTCTATCGCTACAGCGGGTCTCCCAATTTTGAAATCCTGCTGTTCGGCTACAGCATCGACTCCGGGCCGGTGCAGGTGGTCGACCTCACTTGTGGGGAACACATCCCCAAGGAGGTGCTGGCCGCGCTGGAGGACGATTCCGTCATCAAGTGGGCCTTCAATGCCGCCTTCGAGCGGGTGTGCCTCTCCCGGTATCTCGGTTATCCCACCGGTGAATATCTCGACCCGGAGAGCTGGCATTGCTCCATGGTCTGGGCGGCTACGATGGGCCTGCCGCTTTCCTTGGAGGGCGTCGGTGCTGTTCTCGGTCTGGAGAAGCAGAAGCTCACTGAGGGCAAGGAGCTCATCAAATACTTCTGCCAGCCCTGCCTCCCCACCAAGGCAAATGGCCAGCGCACCCGGAACCGGCCCTTCCATGCGCCGGACAAGTGGGAGTTGTTCAAACGCTACAATGCCCGTGACGTAGAGGCCGAAATGGGCATCCAGCAGAAGCTCTCCAAGTTCCCGGTACCTCCACAAGTCTGGGAGGAATACGACATCGACCAAGAAATCAACGACCGTGGCGTCCGCATTGACATGAAACTCGTGGAGCAGGCCATCCAGATGGATGCCCGTTCCCGGCAGGAGCTGACCGACGCCATGAAGCGCATGACGGCATTGGAGAACCCCAACTCCGTCCAGCAGATGAAGCAGTGGCTCTCCGACAATGGCGTGGAGACCGACAGCCTCGGAAAGAAGGTCGTAGCGGAGCTTCTGAAAACGGCACCACCAGAGCTGGCGGAGGTGCTCACGCTCCGGCAGCAGCTGGCCAAGTCCTCCGTCCGGAAATACCAGGCGATGGAGAAAACAGTATGCAGTGACAATCGCGCCCGTGGGATGTTCATGTTCTATGGGGCAAATCGAACCGGGCGCTTCTCCGGCAGAAACATTCAATTGCAAAACCTGCCTCAGAACCATCTGCTTGACTTGGCAGAGGCCCGTGCTCTTGTGCGCTCCGGCAATTTCGATGCTGTGAAGATGCTGTATGAAGATGTGCCAGATACGCTCTCTCAGCTCATCCGTACCGCCTTCATCCCCAGAGACGGTGCTCAATTTCTCGTGGCCGACTTCAGCGCCATCGAAGCCCGCGTCATCGCGTGGTTTGCCGGTGAGCCATGGCGGCAGGATGTCTTTGCCAAGGGCGGAGACATCTACTGCGCCAGCGCCTCCCAGATGTTCAAGGTGCCGGTGGAAAAGCACGGCATCAACGGCCATCTGCGCCAGAAGGGTAAGATTGCGGAATTAGCCCTCAGCTATGGAGGCTCCGTGGGTGCGCTCAAGGCGATGGGCGCTATCGAGATGGGCTTGACCGAGGACGAGCTCCCTCCGCTGGTGGACGCATGGCGGCAGTCCAATCCGAACATCGTGAAGTTCTGGTGGGCCGTTGACCATGCTGTCATGGAGGCAGTCCGCTATAAGCACACCACCACCAACTACGGACTGACCTTCTCCTGCCGGAGCGGGATGCTGTTCATCACGCTGCCCTCCGGGAGGAAGCTGGCCTATGTGAAGCCCAAGGTGGGCACCAACAAGTTCGGCGGCGAGTGCATCACCTATGAGGGCATCGGCTCTACGAAGAAATGGGAGCGACTGGACTCCTACGGGCCGAAATTCGTGGAGAACATCGTGCAAGCGACTGCCCGCGATATCCTCTGCTATGCCATGCGGACGCTGCGGCACTGCTCCATCGTGATGCATATCCACGACGAGCTGGTCATCGAGGCCGACCCGCGCATGTCCCTGGATGTCGTCTGCCAACAGATGGCACGGACACCACCGTGGGCAAAGGGCCTGCTGCTCCGGGCAGACGGCTACGCCACCCCGTTCTACAAAAAAGATTAAAATTCATCCGCTCAAATCAGGCGTTCACCTTCAGTGGGAATCAGAGGTGGACGCCTTTTTCTATGCCCACCCGGAAAGGAGGAATCGCAACATGAATGTCGATATGCGCAACAGCGAAGGCTACCTTGACCTGACGGCATACGAGGCCATCAAGAAAGTCGAACAGGAACAGCGCTCCGGTCGTGCGTTCCGGCCCATCGTCTACATCTGCTCTCCCTACGCTGGGGACATCGCAGGAAACGTAGATGCCGCCAGACGCTACAGCCGGTTTGCCGTGGACAAGGGCTATATCCCCATCGCGCCACATTTGCTCTTTCCACAGTTTCTGGACGATGCCGACCCGGACGAGCGAGAGCTTGGGATATTCTTTGGCAACGCCATCATGAGCAAGTGCTCTGAGGTGTGGGTGTTCGGCAGCCGAATCTCTGCGGGTATGCAGGCAGAAATCAGACGAGCCAAGTGGAAGAACTACCGCTTGCGTTACTTCACCGAAGATTGTCAGGAGGTTTGAGACCGTGTACGAAATCAAAGAAAACAGCCGCACCCTGAAGGACGGCACCGAGCTCACCACTTACGCCCGTGACGTTGTCAGCTGCAACATCCTCGAAGCCGAGGCTGGCACCACCGGCTATCAGGGCGGAGATACCGGCCACGGCGGACGCACCTACTTCCGCATCGAGGACGCGGGCAGCACGGACATGGAAGTCCACAGCTACGTCAACAAATATGGCTGCCCCGGCTTCGAGGTCGTCCTCGGCGGTGACTGTGAGCTGGAGACCGTGATTCGGGCGCTGAAGTTCATCACCAAGGTTCTGGAGGAGGAATCGGCGGAGGTGTATGACTGATGTTCACGATTTATAGCGCCGATGTCACCGGCAACCCCGGCAATTGCTCCTATCCGCATAAGCAGGTCATCTTGGACGAGGCCAGCCTGAAAGCCGCCATCTGCCATGATTACGTCTGCGCTGAGTACCGGAACAGCTACCGCAACGGCGACAACTTCATCGGGAGCGACTGTCTCCCGGTGGACTGTGACAACGACCACTCGGAGAATCCGGAGGACTGGATTACCCCGGACGACGTCCTCCAGCAGTTTCCCGGCGTCACCTTTGCCGTCCATTTCAGCCGCTTCAACATGAAGGAGAAGAACGGCAAGGCCGCTCGGCCCAAGTTCCATGTGCTCTTTCCCATCGACTATGTGACCGACCCCGCGCTCTACAGCGATATGAAGAAGCTGGTCAATTCCATCTTCCCGTACTTCGACACCAATGCGCTCGATGCTGCCCGGTTTTTCTTCGGCACCACGGCAGCGGATGTAGCGCTCTATCCGGGCAGGATGAACCTGACCGAGTTTCTGGAGGAGGACGATTTCGATGCCGGACTGCCGGACGGCGGTTTCGGTCAGAGCGCGGTCATCCCGGAGGGCAGCCGGAACGCCACCATGTCCCGCTTCGCCGGTCGCGTCATCAAGAAGTACGGTGATACCGACGAGGCATATCAGGCGTTTCTGGATGAGGCCGCCAAGTGTGTCCCTCCGCTGGAGAACAGTGAGCTGAATACCATCTGGCACAGTGCCCAGCGCTTCTTTTCCCGTATTCGGGAACAGGCTGGCTACGTCCCGCCGGAAGCCTATAACGACCCCAGCAGCTATAAGCCGGAGGATTTTTCGGACGTCGGGCAGGCCGAGGTCATGGCCCGCTACTTCTCCGGGGAGCTCCGCTATTCTCCGGCCACTCACTTCATCCGGTACAGTGACCATTACTGGCAGGAGTCGGAGCCGGGTGCGCAGGCAGTCGCCCACGAGCTGACTCGTCGCCAGATGAAGGAGGCCAACCGCGACCTGCTCACCGCGCTGATGAAGATGAAGAACAACGGTGCCCAGGCCATTCTGGACGGCACCTCCAAGGCCAAGGCAGAACAGCTCATGAGCGACGAGCAGCTGGAGGCATTTCAGGAATATCTGGCGGCGAAGGCATATCAGGCGTTCGTCATCAAGCGCCGGGACTCCAAATACATCACCTCGGCGCTGAAGGAGTCCCACCCCATGCTGGAGATTTCGCCCAGAGACTTGGATGCGGACTGCTTTGCCCTCAACACCCCGGAGGCCACCTACGACCTGCGCAAGGGTATGGCTGGAGCGCGGGAGCACTCGCCGGAGGATTTCATCACAAAAATCACCTCGGTCACGCCCGGTCAGAAGGGCCAGAAAATCTGGCTGGACTGCCTCGACCTCATCTTCCAGCACAACCAGGAGCTCATCGACTATGTTCAGATGATTTGTGGGCTGGCTGCCATCGGCAAGGTGTATGTGGAGGCCCTCATCATCGCCTACGGAGATGGCCGGAATGGTAAGAGCACCTTCTGGAATGCGGTGTCCCGTGTGCTGGGGCTCTACAGCGGCAACATATCCGCCGACACCCTGACCGTTGGCTGCCGCAGGAACATCAAGCCGGAGATGGCTGAGGTCAAGGGCAAGCGGCTCCTCATCGCTGCCGAGATGCAAGAAGGTGCCCGCCTGAACGATTCCACCGTCAAGCAGCTCTGCTCCACCGATGATGTGTTCGCGGAGAAGAAATACAAAGACCCGTTCTCCTTCAAGCCTTGCCATACGCTGGTGCTGTACACCAACCATCTGCCTCGCGTCAGTGCCTCAGATGATGGTATCTGGCGCAGGCTCATCGTCATCCCGTTCAACGCCAAGATTACCGGCAAGAGCGACATCAAGAACTACGGCGAATACCTCTACGACAATGCCGGAGAGAGCATTCTGGCGTGGGTCATCGAGGGTGCCAAAAAGGTCATCGACCTGGACTACCAGATTCCTGTCCCGGCCTGCGTGAAGGCGGCTATCGACGAGTATCGGAGCCAGAACGATTGGTTCGGTCATTTCATGGAGGACAAGTGCGAGACCGGCGACGGTTTCCGGGAGAGCTCCTCTTCTCTGTATCAGGCATACCGGAATTACTGCATCGATACCAACGAGTATGTGCGCAGCACCGCAGACTTCTATTTTGCGATGGAGAGCGCCGGTTTCGAGCGCGTGACCCTGAACCGGAAGCGCTATTTCAAGGGAGTGCGGCTGAGGGCAGACACGGACGATGCAGGAGACGATTTTCTGACCTGATAGCCACTATGACAAGGTGTATCAATGTGTTTTACAGAGTTTTTCTAAGAGCTATAAAAATCTTCCTAAGAAAAAGTTTTGTATTGGCATTGATACACCTTGCACGACCAGAGAAAAGGAGCGCTTATGCGAGAAAAAGAAATCGAGAAAAAATTATCCCTGATGGTAAAAAAGGCCGGTGGCATCGCCGTGAAGTTCGTGTCTCCGAGTTTCGACGGGATGCCCGACCGCCTTGTCTTATTACCTGACGGTGTTATCGCCTTTGTAGAACTGAAGGCACCCGGAAAGGCTCCGCGCCCGCTCCAGTTGGCACGGCACCGCTTGCTGCGGTCGCTGGGCTTCCGAGTGTATGTCATCGACCACACTGAGCAGATTGGAGGGATGCTGGATGAACTTCAAGCCTCATGACTATCAGAGCTACGCCATCGATTACATCGAGCAGCATCCGGTGGCCGCTGTCCTGTTGGATATGGGACTTGGCAAAACGGTCATCTCCCTGACAGCCATCGCCGACTTGCTGTTCGACAGCTTTATGGCCCACCGCGTTCTGGTGGTCGCACCGCTACGGGTGGCCCGCGACACCTGGCCTGCGGAAATCGAGAAATGGGCGCATCTGAAAGAGCTGACCTATACCGTGGCCGTAGGCAGCGCCAGAGAGCGGCGGGCCGCCCTGATGGTCAGCGCCGACATCACCATCATCAACCGAGAGAACCTGAGCTGGCTCATCGAGAGCAGCGGTTTTTCCTTTGACTACGATACCGTGGTCATTGACGAGCTGTCCTCTTTCAAGAATCACCAGTCCAAGCGATTTAAAGCTCTGCTGCGCGTCCGACCCAAGGTCAAGCGCATCATCGGACTGACCGGCACCCCGTCCTCCAACGGCCTCATGGATTTGTGGGCCGAGTTCCGGCTGTTGGATATGGGTCAGCGCCTCGGACGCTTCATCACACAGTATCGGAACACCTTCTTCCTCCCTGACAAACGCAACGGACAAATCATCTACTCCTACAAGCCCATGCCGGGAGCGGAGGACGCCATCTACAGCAGGATTTCGGACATCACGATTTCCATGAAATCCACCGACCACCTGAAGATGCCGGAGCTCGTATCCACCCGATATGAGGTCTACCTCTCTGACGCAGAGGCCGACCGGTACGAGGAGCTCAAACAAGCTCTCATCCTGCAGCTCCCGGATGGCGAGGTGACTGCTGCCAACGCAGCGGCCCTGACCGGGAAACTGGCCCAGCTCGCCAACGGCGCTATCTATGCCTATACCGGCGATACGATAGAGTTCCATGACCGGAAGCTGGACGCGCTGGAGGACATCATCGAATCCGCCAATGGCAAGCCCATACTGGTGGCCTACTGGTTCCGTCACGACCTGCAGCGCATCAAAAAGCGCTTCGATGTCCGTGAGCTGAAATCCAGCAAGGACATCGCCGACTGGAACAGCGGCAAAATCCCGGTAGCGGTCATCCATCCTGCCTCTGCCGGTCACGGCATCAACCTGCAGGCCGGTGGCTCCACCCTTATCTGGTTCGGCCTGACGTGGTCGCTGGAGCTCTACCAGCAGACGAACGCACGACTGTGGCGGCAGGGCCAGAGCTCCGGCACCGTGGTGATACAGCACATCATCACGAAGGGCACTATCGACGAACGTATCCTGAAGGCGCTGGAGGCCAAGGACAGGACACAGGCCGCACTCATCGATGCAGTCAAGGTGACGCTGGAGGTGTGATGCCTTTGGATGATTCATATATCCGGCTGGCCCACGCCATCGTCGTGCAAGCTGCGAAGGATTACGATGCCGAGCTCGACTGGTTCCGACAGAATCCGCCTCTGTGCGAAGAGGACAGGCAGCACCAGACCTATCTCAATCACAAATCTGAGCTCCAGAGCCTTGAGCGGTTCTTCCGTTCCGGATGGTTTGAACTACTCTCCGGTCTGGACGGCGAGGCACTCATGGAAAAAATACGGGAAGGAGGAATCGCCAGATGACTGCAAAGCAATATCTCTCCCAAGCCTACCGGCTGAACGAGCGCATCAATTCTGACCTGTCCGAGCTGGACAGGCTGCGCGACCTGGCTATCAGCCTGAGCAGTGTGAACTACGACGGTATCCGGGTCTCCAGTACCAGGAGTACAGAAGCGCCCTTTGAGAAGACCATCTGCAAAATCATCGACGCGGAGAAGAAGATAAATGCGGAGATAGAGCGGCTGGTGGATTTGAAGGCCGAAATCAGTGGGGCCATCTCTCAACTGGCCAATGTGGATGAACAGCTCCTTCTCCGCTTCCGGTACATCAACAATTACGGCTGGGAGAAGATTGCTGTGCTGATGAGCGTGTCCATGCGAACGGTTCACCGCATCCACGCCTCGGCCCTGCGAGATTTTCAGCCGCCAGCGTAAAGTTGGCACACTTTGGCACAGAATGGCACATTGATAAGTGGTATTATGGTAGTGTGAAAAATAGGGGCAAGTCTTCGTGGGAGAAATCCTGCGGAGGCTTGTTTTGCAAAAGGAAGAGCCGCTGTATGCGACCCTTCCTTTTTACAGTTACTTATCCTCAGATGAGGCTGTTTCTTCGTTCAACAGCTTTTGGTCATATCCCGGAATCTGCTGCACCTGCGCTTTCTTAATCAGATAGTTCGCAGCAGTTTCGATGTCTCTGTATTCAAGCTTCACAATGAGCTTGTTGTTGAAATACAGGTACAGGTATTGGTCATCACCTTTGATGCTGACCTTCTTGATGTTGAACTCAAACCGTGTATCCATGAAATACACCTCCTTCATAATAGGGCTTGTAAATTTCGCGGATTTTTGCCCTTCATTATAGGAGATGTAAATTTTGCGAACGGAGGTGGAGGTTACATGCCCAAGAGACCGAAACGGCCCTGTTCCTACCCCGGCTGCCCCAACCTGACGGACAAACGGTTCTGCCCAGAACACGAGAAGCTGGAGGCCCAGCGTTACGAACGGTACGACCGCGACCCTGCCACCAAGCGTCGATACGGACGGGCTTGGAAACGCATCCGGGATTCCTATGCTGCGGAGCATCCGCTGTGTGAGGTCTGCCTTGCGAAAGGTGCGTACACGCCAACCGAGGAGATTCACCACAAGCTCCCGCTCTCTCAGGGAGGGACGCACGACCGCGGTAATCTGATGGCCCTTTGCAAAGAGTGCCATGCGAGGATTCATGCCGAACGCGGCGACCGCTGGCATAACCGGGAGACCCGGTAGGGGCTGTCAAAATCTCTACGGCCCATCTGCCGTGGAACGGGCGTGGGCTCTCGCGCACAAAAACGCGATTTCAAACGGGGAATAAGCCCCGACGACTGGAGGTGAATCGAAATGGCGAAGGACGGAACCAACCGTGGCGGTGCCCGCATCGGAGCCGGAGCCAAGAAAAAGCCCTTAGCGGACAAGATTGCAGAGGGCAATCCCGGCAAACGGACACTGACGGTCATCAACTTCGATGACCGCGCTGCCGACCTTGAGGGTCAGGCGATGCCGAAACCGTCCAAGATGCTCTCCGCCGTCCAGAAGGACGGTAAGGCACTGGTGGCCGAGGACATCTACAAGGAGACCTGGGAGTGGCTGGCCGAACGCGGCTGCGCTTCTCTGGTATCTCCACAGCTCTTGGAACGCTATGCCATGAGTGTGGCCCGATGGATTCAGTGCGAGGAGGCCGTGACGGAGTTCGGCTTTCTGGCCAAGCACCCCACCACCGGCAGCGCAATACAGTCGCCCTATGTGGCGATGAGCCAGAATTTCATGAGCCAGACCAACCGGCTCTGGATGGAGATATACCAAATCGTAAAAGAAAACTGTGCGACCGAGTACAACGGCGTCACTCCGATGGATGACACGATGGAACGCCTGCTCCGGGCACGGAAAGGAAGCTGACCATGTATGAAAAAGTAAATCCGGCACATCCGGATAAAATCGCAGACCGCATCGCCGGTGCTTTGGTCGACCTCGCCTATGCGCAGGAGCCTGACCCGCGCATCGCCGTGGAAGTCCTCCTCGGCCATCACATGTGCCACATCATCGTAGAGGCCTCCACGCATCTGTCCGCTGAGACTGTCGAAAGCATCGCCCACCGTATTGCCGGGAACCTCGCCCTGAATTATACCGAGGTCGCACAGGACGCACATCTCTCCGACAACCAGCGTGACGGTTTCCGCTGCGGCGACAACGGCATCTTCAAAGGAATGTGTATCACACCTGAGCAGAAGGAGCTCTCCCGCATCGCCCGCTCCATCTACGATAGGTACCCCACGGATGGAAAGTACATCCTGGACGGCGACCGGCTCATCCTCTGTCAGAGCAATGCTCCCGCAGATGAGTTGAAGGCCCTGTTCCCGCAGGCCGAGGTCAATCCCCTGGGCGACTGGACGGGTGGCCCGGACGTGGACTCCGGTGCGACCAACCGGAAGCTGGGCTCTGATATGGCGGACGGCGTCACGGGCGGTGGCCTGCACGGAAAAGACCTGTCGAAAGCGGATGTGTCCGTGAATGTCTACGCCTTCCTCAAGGCGCAGGAGACCGGCAAGGCTGTAGAGCTCTGCTGCGCCATCGGCGACGACACCGTGGACGGCAGGCCCTATGCAGAAATCGTCGAAATCTGTCGAGAATATATCCGCTCTGTAGGCGGCTTTGAAAAGTTCGCAGAATGGGGGCTCGTATGAAGACAACGACTGATATGCAGCTGGTGCCGGTCAGCAAGCTGGTGCCGTATGTCAACAACGCCTGGACGCACTCCCCGGAGCAGGTCATGAAGCTCCGCTCCTCGCTGCGGGAGTTCGGCTTTATCAATCCTATCATCATCGACCGTGACTATGGCATCATCGCCGGTCACGGTCGTCTTCTCGCTGCCAAAGAGGAAGGCATCACCGAGGTGCCCTGCGTCTTCGTGGATTACCTGACCGAGGCCCAGAAGAAAGCCTACATCCTCGCGGACAACCGCATGGTAATGGATGCTGGCTGGGACGAAGAGCTCCTGCGCGTGGAAATCGAAGCGCTGCAGGGTGAGGCTTTCGATGTCTCCCTCACCGGCTTCGATGAAATGGAGCTGGCCGACCTGTTCAAGGATGGAAGCGATTCTGGCGCAGAGGATGATGACTACGACCTGAGCGCCGCATTGGAAAAGGCCGCCTTTGTGGAACGCGGCGACATCTGGACGGTCGGTAGGCACCGGCTCATGTGCGGTGATGCCACCAGCGCCGAGGACGTGGCCGCGCTCATGGATGATAGGAAAGCAAATCTCATCCTGACCGACCCACCCTATGGAGTATCCTTCAAGAGCTCCAGCGGCCTGACCATCCAAAACGACTCCATGAAGAATGAGGAGTTCTACAACTTCCTGCTCTCGGCGTTCGAGAACATGGCTGACCATCTCGAAAAAGGCGGTGCCGCCTACGTCTTCCATGCGGATACCGAGGGCCTCAATTTCCGCAGGGCTTTCATCGACGCGGGCTTCCATCTCGCCGGGTGCTGTATCTGGGTGAAGGACTCGCTGGTGCTGGGCCGCTCGGATTACCAATGGCAGCATGAGCCGGTGCTCTACGGTTTCATGCAGAACGGAAAGCACCCGTGGTACTCCGACCGGAAGCAGACGACCATCTGGAACTTTGCCAAGCCCAAACGGAACGCGAACCACCCGACCAGTAAGCCGCTCGACCTGCTGGGCTATCCCATCGGGAACTCCACGCAGGAGAATGCCATCGTCATCGACACCTTCGGCGGCAGCGGCTCCACGCTCATGGCCTGTGAGCAGATAAACCGCACCTGCTGCACGATGGAGCTCGACGAGAAATACGCATCCGTCATTCTCCGCAGATATGTGGATGATACCGGAGACACGGATGGCGTCTATGTCCTCCGCAATGGAGAAAAGCTACCGTATTCGGCACTGGTGAAGGACGTCGAGCCTGCCTCCTGATTGTCACTATCACACACATTCCGGGGCACATCTTTGTCGGATTTATGCCTCAGAATCAACTTGCTATTCTGTACCTGTAGAGCGAATATGTGACTACCCCGAAGGGGGAAAACATGCACAGGAGGATTTCACCATGGAAATCAAGTACAACGTGACCGGCGACCAGCGCAAAGAGCTGGTCAAGAGCATTTCCGGCATCACCGGAGTCAAGGCGGTCTACAAGTTCATGCCGACCTGCAATTACGAAATCGACTATTTTACCGTCACCAAGGATGGCACTCTGCTCTTTGATGACCGCGCCGACAGCGAGGAGGTCGAGCGGGTGTTGGAAGGCATTGCGGCTGCAGGCTTCGAGTGCGAGGCCCCGGAGGG